TACTAAAATAGCGAAAATAACTTCTTGCTGTTTTGCTTGTGCGATTATGTGTAAGGCTTGGGAAAATCTGCGTGATAAGATGAGAAGCTTTTAAATCTTTGACAAGCACATCACGCAATGGCTTGTATAGGCTCCTCTTATTAAGCGACACAGCTGGTATGTCTAAGATGGTATTGATGGCTCTTAATACATTTCGCCTATCTTTTTTTACAACAGGCTCATAGTGATTGTATAAATCGCCAAAAGTATATTCTTCTGTTTCAACAAAGACTCTGCTTTGTTGTGATTCTAATCTTTGCTTTTCAGCTAAAGCTTCTTCTAATGTATTAAATGGTGGCCTTTTTCTTACACCATATTGATTAGAATAATCTAACCGATAACGGCCTTTGTATTTACCTAATTTTACTTGAACTATTTTTATATCCATTTTCTTCTCCGCTGTTAATTGACGTAGTACGACAAGTATACATAGCGTAAGAAGTAAATTCAACCCTTTTTTGCCTGCGACCAAAAGGGGTTTTTTAATGAAATTCCAAAATTTTGGAACCCAAAATGGAATTTTAAACCCCTAAAATCATCTAACCTACTGATATTATTGAATAAGGTTGGTAGGCGAGGCAGGACTCGAACCTGCGACTTTAGCTATGTAAAGCTATAGTATGCCATATTATTCAATAAAACAAGCTATATAGAGTTATGTAGAGAAAGTAGGAATGTGCAAAGTTGTGCAAAGATGGAACCCAAATGCCTACGACCAAACGGATTCCAAGGTGGGAAATTAAGT